TGAAGTACATTATCAAGACATGTATAGAAGGGCATCAGGTTAACGCCGCAAGGTATTATGCTGACATGGATGGGGATATAGTGGATATGGCGGTTAAGGGACATTTTATGAGTACAAGGGCTATTAAGGCTGTTCTGGTGCAGGTTGGTACGGAAATTAGCCAGGTTCTTCGTGGACTTGAGACTATGCACAAGATGAGGTTTATGGAGGAAGCGTCTAAGTGGGCTGTAGTCTACGAAGATTTCGTCAAGGAGGCTAAGAGAAAGAAAATTGCCTGATTGCCAACTTAGAAAGAGATTTGAATGGTGCGAAGATGTAGAAAAGGGTTGTTCCCTTGTCATTAACGAATTCTCTATGGACGTTGAGGCGTCGGAGAGATACTGCAAGCTGTTTTCCTTAGAGGTAGTCCCTAAATTAAGATACTTAAAGTACGTAGATAACTTGGTAAGACTTGCGGATACTCCTACGGAAATACTCGTTTTCCTTAAACAATGCGGGCTTTCTATGGATGAAATAGCTGACTTGTTAAACACTAGAGTTACCGAAATTAAGAAGAGATTCTCTGAAGTTGCGAAGGTAGTAGAGGACAAGAAAGAACTACTTGAAAAGGTTGTGGCTATAGGGGCAGGGGATACGTTGAGGTCTCTACAGTCAAAGTGGGCACAACTAAGCGAGATGCGGTCGTCCCCTGATGAAGAGATTCAACTTAAGGCTATAAAGTTGCAGATTGAAGTAGAGGCAATGATTAACTCGGAAAGAGACAGGATGTTGCAGATTGATAAATTAAGGAAGTTTATGGCTTTGATGGAAGCAAAGGTTGTCAAGGCTGACTACAATCTTAGAGATTCCATCAATAGGGCTAATAGACACTTGGTTGACAATGGATGTGAACAGCTGGACTATACGTCTATTGTGCGGGAGATACGTCGGGCTATTGAAAAAGACCCTGAACTTCTTGGGGTTAGGGAATCTCTGACAGCTAACAAAGTTGTGGAAGTGTCCACCGAGCGGACAAAAGGAGTTAAACTTGAGTCTGCAAGTTGACGACTTTATAGACATGACTGTTACTACATTCTGTGCCACACACGAAGAAGTAAGGGCTGCGAATACTATTGTCGAGATAGCCTGCCAGAATACTTATCAATTAAATCCTACCATGTATGGAGACTTATACGGCTTTAAGGGGTACGAATATCTTGTCCAGCCATTTAACGATATGTGGAATAAGATTGTAGTTATTAAAAGGGCACAGATAGGCGCTACGGATGCTATAGCACGAAGAGATGCCATGTTCTGTATGCAGTTTCCGGGAATCAAGGTAGTCTATACCTTCCCTACGGAATTCGACATGAAGATGTATGTAAGGGACAGATTTGATGACTTAATTAGAGAATCCCCGATGCTAAAGAGTGCGTTGATAGGAAACCCGGATTCTGTGTCTATCAAGAAGTTCGACAAGAGTTCGGTAATCTTTAGGGGCAGGTCTACTGAAAGGGCAGCTATCTCCATACCGGCTAATAGAATAACTCATGACGAATCAGACTTCTCTGACCAGGATATAATGGAAACATTCAGGTCAAGGCTTGGTGCCGCTAAATTGAAACTACTCCCTGAACAATACGACGCAATAAAGAAATTTGAAGACTACGTTAACAAGAAAGCACAGCCTATAAAGCCGGGTGTCTACTTCCCTCTAATTTCCGCTGAAAAGATTGGCGAATATTACGTGATTGAAGGTGGACTTGAGACAAGGTTCTCAACTCCTACTATACCCGGATTCGGCGTATCGAGAATATACTATGGCACAGACTTAGATGACGGCTCTGACCAGATGGAGCTTTGGGTGCGTCACCCTAAATGCGGCACTTGGCAGAAACCAGTCTTCAATAGCGAATCCATAGAAGGTTTCTGGGAATATGGGACACAAGAACCCGCAGGAGCTAAATTCTACAAATGTAGAGGTTGTGGACGGGAATTCGACTTTGAAGAGATAGGTAATTGGACAAGAGATTCACCAATGTCGTATGAGCATGTTGCTTGGGTTCCAAGGGAGACTGGGAGGGAATGGAGAGGGTATAAGATACCTTGGTATTCCGGTGCTTTCCACAAGAAGGCTAGAGACTTGATGTTGGAGTATCACGGATACAAGTTAAAGTCACGAAGAGACAACTTCTTCTTGGGGGATGCGTCCCTAGATGCTAACGACGCATTGACCTTACCGATTATGCACCGACTCAACAAGAATGGAGTTGCTTATGAAGACTGTGGGGATGGCGTTAGTGAGTATGTCTTAGGGGCTGACCAGGGAGTTTACTACGTAATAGCCAAGAGAATCCCATATACAGAGACAGAGGTTAACAAATTAGGCAAGATTCAAATTGTGAAGATTGGGTATTCTCACAACAACGATGCATTCCCAAGTGTAGAAGATGGGGCTATTAGGGATAATGGACATCTGACAAGGGAGATGAATTTATTTAATGTCTCTATCTCAGCTATAGACAACTTACCTAACGAGACAGCCAGCAAGCAGTTTCAGGACTTACATCCCGGCAAGGTATGGAGAATAAGTTCAAGTGGCGCTTTAAAAGCCGACATTACCTTTGACGAGGAATCAATGTCAGCTACGGAGTCTAAAGTTAAGGCTTTAGACAAAACAGTTAAGTTTGTAATGGATGGGAACGTAGTTCTCCCTAAAGAGGATACCCCTGAAGCGGTAGAGTTTAAGAAACACTGTTGCAACATGATAAAGATTACCAGAGAGAAAGTAGATAGCATGGGTCGGCCAACAGGTAACATCGAGGTTATCTATAATAAAATAGGCCCGGAACATTTCTTGCACGCACTGAAATTCTTAATAGAAGCTATGGAGTTGACATACTATTTACCAACTGTTCCGAGGGTTGCTGAACCCAGCATCCAAAGTCTGGAGATGAAGACGTGATGTGTGACACCTGCAAGAAGACCACTACGTGTACAGAACTCTGTGAAGACATGGAGAAGTTTCTCCCCAAAGAGATGCGGTTTGAAGAGATACCTATGGGTGGTGCAGGCGAGATGGAGAATTTAATCCAGCACTATATAGATGACAACAGCGGCGAGACGATAGAGAGGGATATCAGCCCAGACCTATTTAAAGTGGGTATAGAGACGTTAAATAAGTTAAAGCTACGTCAGCATGTCATCTTGTATTTATACCACGTAGCGGGGCTTACAGACGCTAAGATAGCCTTCTTTTTCAACATCAGCAGATTAAAGGTTCACAGACTAAGGAAATCAACTTATATACAATTAAGGAGGATTACAGATGAAAACACCAAAGGAACCATGTCAATATAGTGTTTATGGGGCTTGCCAAACATGCTTACATACACATCAACGCCCCGAAAAATATCCCTTTGAATACAAGGTGTTAATAGGCTTAGTTATATTTGCTATCGCGGTTATAATTCAGGAATTTGTTAAGGTGATTATGAATGCTTGACAAAATGATTAATAGGGTGTAAGGTTATTATGTGTATAAGTTGAAATTAAAATTGACTATATATGGGATTTCCACTGTGGTAACGCAGTGGATGGTCTTAACTACCAGCACAAATCCCATTATAGAATACGAAGCCTCGATAGGTTTATTACCTGTCGGGGCTTTTTTTATTGGTGGCCAATGATACAAGTCTGGTACGATGGGGCTTGTGGCCCTAACAATCCTGGTGGTCACACTGGTAGCGGCATTTCTATAAAAGAAAACAATCAAATAATATATCAAGAATCCTACTATCTTGGATATGGTGAAACTATGTCTAATAATGTAGCGGAATATCTTGGTGTAATTAGAGCATTAACCTACCTTCTATCAATATATAAACATAATGATAAAATTGTATGTTATGGAGACAGTAAATTAACCGTAATGCAGATGAATAAGCGGTGGCGGTGTAGAAAAGGTTTATATAAGCAATATTACCTACAAGCATGTTTCTTACTTAAACAATTTAAGAATATATCTTTTATTTGGATACCTAGGCATCAGAATGAAGATGCTGATGAATTATCTAAAGTTGCCATTGAAACACAAAGCATAAGTGCATACAGTCCTTCTTATGCGCCAACTTGCCAAGTATGAAAAAGGAAATTTTGGTAGATAGGGACGAACCAATTAAGGTCAATAGATGCAAGGGGCTATAGCGCGAGCCGAAAGGCGACCTGAACATGTTTGGAGAGTGGCAGACTAAATACGACTATAGCATGGTCACACTTAACTGTGTGGTCGGGGTTTGAGTGGTGAATTGACACCGCTTCTACCTGAATAGACATATTCAGATGAAGGACGACCCCCCGAAAGGGATAGCTACCCAATAGGGATATGAGGCGTAAACCAAATCGTTGTTTTCCGCTTTACGTGAAGGCACACGTTAAAATGCAACGCCGAGTAATAAAGCATCCATACCTTACTTGATATTATAGTAATATAATATAAATCATTAGCTACTACACACTCACACAGCCCCGCTAAGAAACAACGAGGACTCCTTCTATAGGTATGAAATAATACTTACAATATAGAATGTAATAAAATCAACAACTTACAAAATAAGCTGAACAAACAACTGATAACAGCAAGATAAAATTATGACTGTTAAAGACCTCTGGGACGAATATCGTATATCTAAGCAATTTGAAAGTGTTACTGGAGCTATGCAGGTGTTAGGTAAATCTGATGGCACTAATGAATGTCTGCGACCTGAAGTAAAGGTAAGGACTGAGCGTAAGACGGGTGAGCGTAGGGGTAAATCTATCTGGATGGAGATGGTCTCCGTTCCAAGGTGGTTCTTATATGAAATTGGCTATAACAGAGGGGTATAATTGTTTAACAGGATACGCTCATTCTTTTCAGGACTTTTCACTAAAAACTACGCAGTCAAGAGTAATGTTGGTATAGGAGCTATAGCTAATTCCACAGCATCAGATGCTAGTTACTGGACTGACAAGCCGTCCTTTCTTGGTAGGCAGAACAGAGAATACCATAATATAGATTTTACAGAGTATCAGTCGTATCCGTCGTCTGTACTGTTAAGAATACTTGAGGATATAGACCCAGACCTATCTAGTGCGATATGGATGTTGCTTCGTGTGGGCAATACTGGGTATCAGTTGGTTGGTAGAAAGACTAACGGCAAGCCATCAAAGGAAGCACAGAAGGCATTAGATGAGTTAAAGCAGACACTTAATAACATCGGCATCTATGATGGCTTTACAGAGAATACGAATATATACAGCGTTACAAACGAGTTAATGCTGTCGGCATACACCCGCGGTGCTTTGTGTGGGATGCTGATTTTAGATAAAAAGTTTAATCCTATAGGCATACAGGTAATTGACCCTAACACAGTGTTGTTCAAGAAAGAGGGGTTGCAGTACGTACCTTATCAGCAACTTGGGCCGAAGGAAGTAAAGTTAGATTTCGCTAACTTTATCTATGTCCCTATAGACCCAGAGATTGGCGACCCGTATGGTAGGAATCCGATACTTTCGTTCCTGTCGGTGATATTCTTTCGTATAGGGGTTATTAAAGACTTACAGAAGGTTATAAGAAATCAGGGCTGGCCGAGGATTACAGTTAAGGTCTTGGAGGAAGTGTTAATAAATAATGCTCCTCCTACTATCAAAAGAGACCCTGCTCAGCTAAATGCCTACATCAAGGCAAGGATGTCTGAGATTAAAGGCCAGTATGAGCAGTTGAAGCCGGATTCGTCTATTATTCACTTAGATTCTTCTGAAGTATCGTATTTAGAATTAAAGAACTCAAACACTTTAGATGTCAGTGTTTTGATAGAAGTATTGAACTCTTTGATTCTAAATGCTTTAAAAACCACAAAGACAGCTATAGGTAAGGCTTTAGGGCCGGGTTCCTCTGAAGGATATACTTCAGCAGAGATGACTATGTATGTAAAGTCTCTGCAAGGTTTTCAGAATGTGGTTAAAACCTTCTACGATAGGCTTTTTACCCTTGCTATTCACATGAAGGGTATACAGGGTTATGTTGACTGGATATGGAACCCTATAGAGCTTAGGTCTCAGAAAGAAATGGCTCAGTTCGAGCAGGTGCATATAGACAATACTCTTCGGTTGGTCAGCGAAGGGTATATTTCAGATGAAGAGGCTAGTATTCGATTGGTCGGGCATGAACCTACTGGGACGCCTCGACAATTGATGAGCAGTAAGGGGGCGCCAGATGTCAGTAGGCCAGCCACAAGCGAGCCAGCTAAAGAAGGAAACAGGAATGAAGGAAGAAGACAAAGACGCCGTGCAGGTGAAACACCTTAAAGAACTTGCCGACATGAAAGATAAATTAAAGAAGTTGCAGGAAGTGTTTCACAATAAGTACCGTATGGACGTTAAATAGGGGGTTATATGGCTAAGATATCAAGCAAGGATTTGTCTTTTATTAATAAAAGGTTTGCTAAGTCCGAACTTAGTGACGAAGATGTCTTTGGTTTTAATGCTACCATAGCCCGTTCTGATAAGACGACTTCTTACCATACAAGGCTAAGTAAAAGGACTATTGAGGCTTTCGAGAAGAGTATTGCTACAACTGGTGTAGCAATGGGTATCCTGCACGCCAAGAGTCTTCCTGTTGGTAGGGTGTATGATGGGAAGGTTTCTGGTAATTCTATTGATGCTAAATTTTACGCATTGAAAGACATGAGTGTAACTGTAAGTTTACCTGTTGGATTCGGTGGTGCATCGTCTACTTACAATACTAACGATATAGAAAAGATGATAGATGCCGGGACGTTATTTGACGTTTCTGTAGGATTTGAGGCAAGCAGGGAGTCTTATGGATGCAATATTTGCAAAAAGCCTATTATGTCAATGGACTGCGAGCATATGCCGGGGCGGACCTACGATGGCAAAAAGTGTTTCGCAAACATAGATGACGAGAATGCGACTCTTCACGAGGTAAGTATTTGCATGGCTGGTGCTTTACCTGGGGCAGAGATACATTCTTATTCTACTAAGGGTGAATGGATTAGCAAGACCTTACAGAATGATACCAATATGGACTATGCGGTATATTCTACTAATGATATAGGAAAGGAGGATGAAGGGATGACAGAAGATGAAAAGAATGAAATGGCACGCCTTTCGGCTGAGGTAGAAAGACTTACAGCTGTTAATGTACAGCTTAGTGCTGAAAATGACGAACTTAAGCTATCAAATGAGGCATTGCAGGAATCTAACGAGAAGTTTGCATCTGATTATGCAGGGCTTCAGGGCACAAATCAGGAACTTGAAGGTGTTAATCTGAACCTTAAATCTCAGGTATTAGGATCTGAATTCTATGCCAAGATTGGTAGGCATTACAATACTTCAGTTGAATTTGAGATAAACAGGCTTGGTGTGGCACTTGATGGTAACGATTTCAATAAAGAGTTAATGTCAAAGCAGTTATCTGGCCTCAGTATAGAAGATAAAGAAAAGATTAAGGATTCTCTTACTAAGAGGCTTAGTTTAAATGTTAAGACTGGCGTTCTTGATGTCAATGATGTGACTGTTGTAGAAACAAAGAAAGTAGATGATTCTCACTTATACAAGGTTTAATGTCCGCTGAGTGGACGATGAAGAAAATAGTCTTTTTAATGGCAGATGCATGGGCGTGTGGGTTATATAGATGTTATATGCCTGCCCTGTGGATGAATAAGTTAGGTTTGGCTGATGCGTATTGCTCTTTTCACGGGGCAAGGATAGGCATGAAGCCAACTGACTATTCTTTATTGTTTAATCAAGGGCTCGAAAACCAAGCTGGCTTGATAGGTAACGGATATTTTGTATCTGAAGAGGAATTGTTTGCTGAATATGCTGGTGTAGATGTTGTTGTTTGTCAGAGACAGGAAAGAGAAATAGCATTAAGCCATCTAAGGTTTATGAAGGCTCATGGCAAGAGAGTTTACTGTGAATTCGATGATAGTCTAACAGGGCATCCGATAAAGGCTACAGCCAAACACTGGCAATCGCCTGAAAAGGTGAAACTTTACACGCAGATGTGTGAAGAGGCCACAGGGGTTATAGTAACTAACGAGGTGCTAGGAAATGAATTTCGTAGGCTTAATTCCAATATACTTGTGTTGCCAAATAGCATTGACTGTACGCAGTACAGAGACGGCAGGGCAGATTTGTCTATCGGTTACGCGGGATCACCTGGGCACAAACGGGACTTTAAGTACATTTCTTACACACTGACTAAGTTAGCGAGGAAGTACGCAGTTAAGTTTATGGGATATAAACCAGATGATATAAAGGCTGAGTATATGGGGTCTACTAAAATAGGTGACTACCCTGATAAGCTGTCAGGGGCATTTAGTGTTGGTGTAGCTCCACTGATAAGGGATGATTTTTCTGATAAAAAATGTTTGGTAGGGGATACATTAGTTGTTAGTGTTAATGGTATCAAGAAAATTAATAGTTTGAAGATTGGCGACTTGGTTATCCAATCAGATAAATCAGTAAATAAAATTATTGGAGTAACTAAATATAATAACCAGGATACAATAAAAATAACAACAAGCAATGGATATACAGTAGAAGGTACACCCAATCATAAGATATTGGATTCTTGTGGTAATTGGGTTATGCTGTCGGATTTATTAATCGGCTCATGTGTTGCTATTACTAAGTTTGGCATTAAGCAAATAAAATATCAAAGCATGAAATTCCCCTTATTGCTAACCAAGGGGCTCGGTAGTGATATTTTTAATGAAGCTGATGATGATATGTTGCCACAGATAATTATTAATGAAAAATGGGGTTTATTATTAGGTTTTTTGTTTGGTGATGGACACATGCATGGTTTTAATAGGGTTGCAATCTCGTGTTCTACTGATTATCCAGATATTATTGAATTAGTCGAAAAATTATTTAAGGGTTGTGGAATGAGGGTAAACAGTGCGAAGAGATATGATAAAAGATTAAAGGATGGCACTAATAGATTAGCTAAAGGAGTTGATGTTATCGCTAATAGTAGAATATTGAGATTACTATTTGAAAGTATGGGATTTGTCGGGCGTAACGGTAAAGTGTTTAGGGTGCCCCAAATTATATTTAATTCACCGAAGTCTGTTATTAGGGAATTCCTTAAGGGACTATTTGAGTCTGATGGGTGTATAGCGGACGCCACAAAAGGACATGTTAGACTTACATTTTGTACTAAAAATAAGCGTTTTGCAGAAGACATAGCAATATTATTGTTGGGTTTCGGCATAAAATCAAAATCAGGTTCTATGCATAATAAGATTTACAACAGAGATTATTACATTATTTCTTTAGGTAGGGAAGGTATTGATTTATTTGCAACAGACATCGGTTTTGTATCTGACAAAAAAAAGAAACGATTAATGAATGCAGTTGATAAGAAAAGGGGGAACATTAAGAAATGGGAGTGGAATGATAATATAGTTAGTATATGTTTTAGTAGGAACGATGTTTATGATATAGAGGTAGAAAATAAACACAGTTACATTGCTAATGGGTTTATTAGTCATAACTCGAACATAAAATGGCTTGAATATAGCCTGTCTGGGATAGCTACGATAGCGGAAGACTTTGGCCCGTATCAATGTATCAGGAATGGTGAAGACGGTTATCTGGCTAATAGGAATTGGGATGAGTTAATAGAGCATCTAATGAATGATGAGTCAGAAAGGGAACGTATCGTTCGTAATGCTCAGGAACGTATACGAAAAGAGTATTCCATAGAGAATACGGTTCATAACTGGGCGAATTTATTATGAAAAGGAGGAGTTAACAATGGCAAGAACAGCAGGATTTGACGGGATAGATATGGGCGCATACCTTACGTTCTCACAGGGTGCTACCGGATTCACAAAGGGAACCCACGAGAATTGGCCAGCTAAGGTATCGGCTAATGGGGCAGTTAGTATTGCTGCTAGTGGAAATCAGTTTTTGGGTATAGCAAGGATAATTGATGCCAATGGCGATGTAATGGTACAGGATAAAGGGTTCTGTACCGTGACTCAAGGTACTGGTACATTCGCTGTAGGCCCACTTACACTTGAAGCTGATGGTGCTGGTAAAGTTAATGTGGTTTCAGCGGCAGCTGGTAAGAAAGTTTACTATTGTGTAAGTGTAGATGCTTCATCAACGGCAGTAATTAAGTTGTAAAAATCTAAATAAAAAGGAGGTAGCTTAGAATGGAAATAGTTAAAGACGACAAAGGAGCAGTGGTTGGAAGTGCTTCTTCAGTGACAGTTACGCCAAATGCTAATTCAATCACTCTTAGCAGGAACCTGTATGAGCAGGCATTCGATAAGGGTATGAACTTTTCTCAGTTCCTTGAGTCAATAGACCCATCCGGGCCTGACGATAAGCTCGATGCATTTGAGAGACAGCTTCAGAGATACGGCATTCGTACAAAACATGACCATAAAAGGGGCATGTATGCATCAAGCGGAGAATACTTCTTCAATTCAAATCAGCCAGCATCAACCGTGCTGTTCCCTGAGTACATATCTCGTGTAGCAAGAACCTACATGATGAACGAGGAAGACAATATTAACGCATTGGTTGCATCGTTCGAGAACATTTCTGGCAACGGAACCTACAGGTCTATTTATATAGACGATACGCAGGCACAGAGGACTAAATCCCGTGTTGGTGAAAGGGGTGCGTTCCCGGTAGTTAAGATTAGTTGGTCTGAAAAGGCAACAACCCTAGCTAAGTATGGTGTCTCAATAGAGATGACCTACGAGTTTGTAAGAAGGGCATCACTTCCTGTTATCGAGACGTTGATTGGCAGGATCATGCTTCAGAACAGGCTTGACGAGGTATCTGAGGCGCTTACAGTTATCACCAATGGTGATGGTAACGCTAAGGAAGGTGCGGCTGCTACAAACAGCAATCTTTCAGCATTTGTATCAAGCCCGGCAGGTATAGAAAGCCTTACATATCTGGCTTGGCTTCGCTGGTTGATGCTATTCTTCCCTGGTAGGTGTAATGTTGCTGTAATGAACAGCTTTACATATGCCAATTTTATGAATATGCCTAGACCAAGCACTGACCCGATTTGGATGTATGCACTGCTTGACAAATCAATTCTTGGTGGAGTTCCAGTAGTAATTAACCCAAGGATTGCAGATACCGTAAGGATTCTTGTCCATGATGATGTGGCAGATGATGACATAATCGGTATTGATAGTAGGGCTGCATTGATTGGGTATAGGGAGTCTGGTACTGATTTGACAGAGACAAACAAGATAATCAATGGCCAGTGGGACGAGATTGTAATGTCTAACACCGTTGGTTTCGCGAACCTCTTCAATAGTGCAAGAAGGAAACTTACCTGCGATGCATAAGTATCAACTTAAATGGGGCTACAGGGATGGTTCTGTAGCCCCACAGGATTTCGATACCGGCAAGGTATTCAATGGTTCAATTATACATGAATACTCGGAGCCTACTGAATTCATTAAACTTATGCTTGAAGGTGGATACATAGAAGAAGTGTTTGACGAAGTGCCCATTAAAGAAATTGAAGCATTAAGAGAACAGGTAACTGAACGCAAGAAACGTGGGAGACCTAAAGTAAATGGCGAACTTACCACTGAGTGACCTTGACTACTATACCGAAATAAGGGAGATTCTTGGCATTGATGATACTATTGTGTCGGATGATGCTATAGATAGGGATGTAGTAAAGGGGCAGGCAGAAAGGGAGTTAAAGAAAGCCGTTACCGATTGGTCAACACTTGCTAACGATGATGCTGCTCAACTTAGAACTGCTGTTATTTACAGAATATGTTCTATCTTGTGTGACAGATTCAGAATACTTCAGCCAAACGAGGAAGTCATAGGTGATTACGAATATGTTCTATCGGATACTGATTGGACTGAAATGGCTCAAAGATTCGATAGTTTGATGGCATCTGCGGTAACGAATATATCTACCTATACAGTAAGTCATGATGGCGTTCAGGTTGTCTTAGCTACACCTACAACAGTAGAGAATATCCCTGATTGGGGATACATCTAATGGGCTTAAGGCAGGTTGCACAGACCTTAACAGCCAAGAGAATTACTGGTGACAAGACATTTTATGGCAGAGTTTCAGTCCTTGATTGGAATAGCAGGCCAGAAATTGTTAGTCATATTTACAGATTCTGGGCATTAGGTGGCACTGACTTAAAAGATGGAGAAATATTCTATTATAAAGATATAGATAGATATTACTTCCTTGTATCGCGGACACCGATATTCATAAAGGGTAGGGAGAGATTTATTTCGGGTATAGCGTTTGCGGCCAATATGCCATGTGTTGTACAAACCTTAGTTTCTGGTTCGCCTGACTCTTTCGGGTTCAGCACAAAGACATGGACTACAAAACTAAATACTTATTGTAATTTCTTCTCAGGGTTGCTTGATGTAGACCAGTTGGCGGCAGTGACAATGCCTGATGGTGTTTACAATATAACGATTAGTCGAACCACAGAGATACTTTATAAAATAGTTACGGGCGACAGGTTAGTGCTCAATGGAAATAATTATAAAGTAGACCTGATAGATGAGACTAAATACACCAGTAATGCATATGTTTGCCGTGTCGTAGAGGATGACAGAAGTTGATAAGAATGAAATTATCAGACAGGGATTTATCTATATTTAAGGATTCCTTGAAGCTGTTCTCTGAGAATCTGAAACGTGATGCTGATGATGCCTTGTCTGCCGCTGGACGTGACTATGCTAACAAAGTAAGGGAACACATAGGCACACATGACCCATTTGTAGATACTTCAGTCTACGGTACTTTTTGGAAAAGATTATCTGATGCATGGATACAAACTAAGGCATCTCGTGGTGGGAGTATGGAGATTTGGTCTGAGACTGGCGGGATATATAGGTCAACTAGGGTTCACGCATTGCCTATGTCAGTGTTCTCAGGCATAAATGCAGTTCAAGACCCGGAAGCCTATGATAGGGCTATAAATAATGAATTCGGTACCCTATGGTTAAACAAAAGGGTTCCAGCGAGACCTCTATTTATGCCAGTAGCTAATGCTATGAAAGAAGAATACTCTTCTGGTAACGGGGTTTATAGATACTTTGTTGATGCGCTAAAGATTGCAGTGAGGCGCACATGGGCGACATAAATACAGCCTCAAACGTCTATTGGAGTTTGCGTAAGTATTTCTATGAGGCTTTGCCATTACTTACAGTTGTATATGCTACTAATCAGTTAGCTGCACCAAGCGTTAATAGCTGGGTGGCTGTGCAGGAATTAGATACACCAAGGTTAGACAGGATTACGGTAGTCAATTACCGGATACACTGTGTTGTTAGAAACAATGCGGACGATATTCCTATGCAAGACTTGGTGACT